TTCTCAAGCTCAAGAACCTGTGCGACCAGCGCCAAGAAGACTGGAATGCACTCAAGACGACGACCGTGGTTCAAATGTGGAAGAATAATCTCGCAACATTGTAGATGGCTGTGAGGCTCCAGAAGATAGCCCAAGCGCCCGTATATGATTTTGAACAAAATATACAAAACAAAGTGTTAAATTTTGTAAAGAGTGAACTTTCAGACGTCCTTAATTTCGCCAAGTCTATAGCAACTGGAACGCCTCTCCCAGATGGAAAGTCTATCCTCCCACCACCAAATGTCCCGACCGCACCTCCGAAACCACCCGGACTGAACCAAAACACTATACAGACCGGCCCCCTCAATCCAGTTGAGATTAGCGGATGGTACAAGGTGACAAAGGAGAGAGAAGCCACTTTTTATTCCATCACTGACTGGCCTTTCACACCTATCGGATATGGCTGGCTGGTGGACCAGCTTCCTGGTCTTCGAGGGCAGCTCGTAATGATTGCAGCATCGAATAAGCCAGGGAAGGATGTCGCGCCATACAACTGGTCGTTTACCTTTCAGACCGACATGGACCAGTATGTAGACGGAGTTCAATTCGTCACCACAACCTCTCTTTATCCGCCAGGGCGCAAGTCTGTTCTGCGTTCTGGACCTATTTACGGGTATTATGTTGTCTATAGAAACGTGCCGTCATTCTACTTTTCGGTTCCACCTCCCCCGGGGACTGGCGCGGGGTGGATCATAGAGGGTCTTCCCACGCTCGGGCCTCTAAAACTTTTGGATTTTGAACAGAATATTTCACCAGGAGTTGACTCGGCGGGAAATAAACTCCCACCCGTGACGGTTGCGACATGTGAGCCCGTCGATGGGAGCTTTCCTCCGAACGCGGGACCTGTCTATGTCAAGGGCGCACCTTCTCTCATTCATGAACCCGAGCCTTCGCTCACATTTACACCTGGAAAGTTTTACTCTACTCCTGTGTCGACCGAGAAGGTGATACTGAACCCAAACCTTGTGAGTGTAAAGGCTGCCCCCTTGCGAGACCTAAATGAAGGACTCGGGTTCTTTCTGGACCCACCGGACAAGTACCTCGAATCGAAAGGCCGCGGGTTTTCACAAGGTTCAGTCCTGAGCCTGTTTGCCATAGGTCCACAAGAGGAGTATCTCATGACAGATGACACCACAAAATCACAATGGAACCCAGAATATAAGCAGCATTCAAACTTTGTGATGTATCAGAGAACCATTCCTCTCGCTCCGCCGAACCCGTACTATCAGGGAAGCATAATACAAGTCGAACTTCGACCGACTGAGCTTGGCCATCTTCTGTCGAACATGTACCTCAAGTGCACACTCCCGGCTTTACCAGCCGGAGGCAAGTACTCACCCCAGGGTGGTCGTGCCCTCATACAGCGGGTGGATCTCCTCGTGAATGAAACGATCATAGAGACTCTTTATGATGACTGGTACGTTATTCGAGACCAACTCTTTCTTGATGCTGATGAGACCTATGCCATGCAGGTCGCCCTGGGGACATATAACGGCGGCACCGGTGGAGCATCTTCAAACCTTGCAGCCGGGAGTGACGTGATCATTCCCCTCGAGTTTTTCTTTTGTCGCAGACATTCCGCAAATAACAAGGCCCGGGAGAGACTCAAGAAACCTTACTTTCCTTTGTGCGCGATGTGGAACCAAAAACTCTATGTTCGTTTCACGTTTCAACCAAGCTCTTGGTGGACTACCACCTCAATAACAAGTTCAAATATGATAGTCGATATACTGAATCCAAAACTTATCACCGAGGAGATTCTGCTTGAAGATGGAGAAAAGCTGTACTATCAGAACACGCCTCTCAAGTACATTGTAAACCGAGTGTCAAAAGAGGCTGGTATCACTTTTTCCGCAAGTAATCCACTTGTGAATCTCACGGCGACTTACCCGGTTGCACTCATGACGTGGTTTTTTAGAAATCGCATCTATGAAAATGCAAGCAATGTGTATGCAGACTCTCGATACAATTATGGTTATACCAACAGGTACATTACGACTGGAATAAACTTGCAGTTTCCTTCATCTGCGCCCAACCAGGGACAGTTTGTAGACGTTATTCAGACCGCCAAGATTACACTGAACAATATCGATATTCTGAGCAACTTTCAGGGGTCCCTGTACTATTCATTCCAACAGCCTATGGAACACAGGTTGTCCATACCTTCTTTAAATATCTACACGTATTCCTTTGGGTTAAATCCAACGGAATACAATCAGGGTGGGTATCTTAATTTTGCAAAATTGAATTCACAAACTACAACTCTTTCTCTCGTGTTCAACCCATCGTATGCACAGCAGACGGCGGGGGGTTACAATCTGTACGTGTTTTATTACGGTTACACTCTCCTGCAGTTCCAGGGAGGGTTTGCGTCTTTACCGAATCTTTGATATACTCTATTATTCCATTGGTTACACACCAGCGAATAAAGTTGAGCTGCGCGACAGTCGTCGTCAGTCCCTGAAACTCAATGCGCTCCGTTCGACAAAACGGGTCGAAGAGCTTCTTGGAATAGCCATCAAGGCTCGATTTATATGCCACGTGGACAGTGAACATCTTGCCATTCGGCGCCGTGTAAGATACGTGCTGGTTCTTGGCGTAATTTGTCACAAACCACTCGAGCTTCCGGAGCGAAGGCCCGGAACCTCCAGAGTTCCCGAGAATGGAATGAAGCTTCTCTCCATTCTCTGGAATATCGAAAAAACGCGTCAAGCTCGTCAACAGCAAATCAGCCTTTGACATTAAATTATTTTAGAGTCATTTCTCTAAGTCTGGCTACTCCCACGGAGCTGGCGGCTCTGCTACAACGACAGGCTTGGGTTGTTGAAAAACTGGAGCTTGCTTTTGGTGAAATTTGCAGTAACCATTTTCTTGTGGGTTCTTCAAACAGCGCTGGTGGCTTTTCAGAATGCCTCTGCAAAAGTTCGTTTCTATACCTAATGTATCTTTTATGAGCCTGTCGATAGGAATATCGTACAGGTTCGAAATTCTGTCGAGAACAGCCCGAATCTCGAGCTGTTTTTGGTGAGCCACCTCGGACCTAATGAGTTCGAGGATCTGTTGCTCCATGCTATTATTGCGCATTACCCTTTTAAACCACCTCCGAAGCGAGAAAGAAACGCCTTGCGCGCATCCAGCTCAGCAGAGCTCTCTATTTTGCGGTCTATTGCTTTTAGAGCATTCACCTCTGGAGAAGTTTCAACATTCTTCAAAAACTTTCGGTCGAATATCTGGTCCGCAGACACAAGAGGCTCGAGCAAGTCCTGCACCGGCTTCTTGAACTGGTTAGTGAAATAGTACTGATAATCAAGCTGAATGTTCTTCTCACGGACCCATGCCGGGTCCTCAGCCTTTTCGTACATCTTCCCCGGGCCCTTCACAATCACAAACGAGACTCTATCACCTTGCTGTGGCTCGGAGCCTGGTGCGCGAGCTCGAATCTTGTCCCTGACCTCCACGTGGGCCATCTTGACCTTGTAGTCTGCAGCAAGCTGCTTGCTCATCAGAAGCTTCTCGACCGGCACGGTCCCTGTCATGAGCTCTCGAGCTGCGGTCCGAGCCGCATCAATGACCGGACGAGGGTCGCTCGACTCGAGCATCATCTCCATGAGGCTCTTGAGGGTCGCTCGAACAAAGGGACAGCTGTCCCGTCGGACCACCTGCAGACCCTTGACGTCAATCTTCTTGAATGCCACCTTGCCCTCTTTGTTCTTTTCAAACATCTTCGCCGCGTAACGCTTCTTGCTGTACAGAAAGTACGGACAATAGACCTTCTCGAGCTCTAGGTCATTCGGCGCCTTGAAGAGCTTCGTGCACTGCTCAGCCGCCAGCTCTCCCTGCTCCCATGAGTAATCGATCGCCTCCTGGCCCTTGCGGCCCTGCACGTCGAACTCGACCATCACAGAATCTGTATTCTTAACAATCATTTGTCCAATCCCGGCCTGGAAGGTTCCCGCGGCAGTCTCAATGTCGTAAACGTATCCGTCCCATGATTCGTGAAGGATTGATATCTTTTTGATGGCATTAGGATCCTTGCGGAATGAAGATTCGGTCCATGTAAGACGAAACACGTTTGTCTTGTCAGTCCGTGTATTTAGAGAAACCTTATAATTCATTGAATTCAAAAGAGTATAGTACCATTGTGCAGTCACTTGGTTTTTCGTATCTATTCTATGGCATCCGCAAATCTCGTTATCTCTTCGACATCCATCTGAAGCCCATAGACCCTTCAGAAACGCGTGTTTAGCATCATAGCTGGAAAAGACAAAATCGGGAATTTTTTTCGCCTGTCCGTCATAGCACCACTCTCTCCATTCTGTTACGAGTTTCACGACATTTCCCCTTGGGCTAAGTTTGTACACGCCAGAACTCTGAAGAGTGTCCATTATAACAAAACCATATTGTGTATACATATTTTCAAGTATATTTTTACACTTTTTGAGCAAGTCGAGATCCTGGTTATTAATACACCAAGATGCCTTTTTTCCACTAGGACATTGGTATGAACCACAAGACCCGTCGCCAACAAACATACCTATGACAAAAAGCATATCTAGATTTTTTGTTGTTTCCATATTTTCAATTGAAGGAAATGAATGCAGCAGCTTCTGGCCAATCATGACATCTTTGGGTTTCAAAAGTTCCACGTTGGGTCCCAGAAGAGAGTGGTCTTCAGTGACGTCAACGATACCCGTATGAGTCAGGACTCGATATATCTTTTTGGCACACTTGTGTCGAATAACACGCTTGATGGGCTGCCATCCGCGGTGAGTCCATGCCTCGACACCAGAGACTTCCGAAGACTCTTTGTCTGTTCCTTCTTTGAGAAAACCTGAATAAGACTCCCATATATTTGCTAAGTTTTCTATTTTTACAGGGCTAACATTTCCATTTATTTTCACAAGAACAGGAGTCTCTGGCATGACAGAATCCCCGTAACGCACTTTGGCCCCTGGAAAGTTGGCCTCGACATAATTCTTCGTCTCCTCGATCATTTGACGGCCACGTAGCGTGACTGTCGATGCGATGGCCACAAGGGGAAGCATGCCCTTAGAAGCACCAGTAAATCCATATATACTATTCATCGATATTTTGTATGCCAACTGCTGGCCGTTGTAGACAGCCTCCATAGGCGTTCCTTCTGCTGCAGCCATCAGCTTCTTGGCCTTTTTGCGAAACGCCTTGAGGTCCGTGAGAATTGCGGGGAGAAGAGAAACCGCAGGTTTCTCGCCGGAGTTTTGGGCAAAACGATATGGACCAAACTGCTCATAGGTGACACCGGGTAGGTTGTCGTACTTGGGGTTCATCACGAGCGTCGAATAGCACAGGTTTTCTGCACACATAATGCTCGGATACAGACTCGCAAAGTCCAGGGCTGTTATAGGCCCATAGTACGCCCCCGACTGCGCTTCAAGGACAGTCGCCCCCTCGTACCCATCCGCACTTCCACCCGATCCGTATTTGAAGGTTGGAATAATGAAATTGAGCTCCTTGGCCTTGTAGGCCATTTGACTGAAGACCTTGATCTGCTGCCCGCGCTCGCTCAGGAACGCCAAAGGGACCCAACACGCCTTGGCCATTTCAATCTGGTTTTGAATCTGGCACAACTTGTCCATGAGCTTGTGCGGAAGGACCGTATCCTGAATGCAGTAGTCGGCCACCTCACCGAGGCGCTTCGGGTCACCCTCTTTGAAACGGCTGAAAATCTCCCTGACTGGCATATCATTCTTTTGGTCCTTGAGAAAATGCTTCGAGACGTTGTTCAGTGAATAAGACTCGAGCTTGTGCTCGCGCTTCACATCCTGAAACAAGTCAAAGACGTACCGGCCCTTCATTGGGACCATCTTGAGCTGGTTGTTGCCGAGCGCGCTCGAACTCAAGTTCTTCTCCACGAGCTCTGCGACAACCCCACGGACTCGGCCCCATACCGGGCTCAGGCCGCACTGAATGGTTGCTCGAATAAGAAGAAACTCGAGATCGAACCCAAAGATGTTCCAGCCCGTGATAATGTCCGGGTCCATCTTCGTCAGATACTTCTCGAACGCCTTCAGAAGCTCGCGCTCCGTCTCGAAGCTCTCACAGTCGGCTGCATCCGTCTGCTTGAGGCACAGGCACTTGCGGTCCAGATACCCCTCCTTGCCAAACTCACGGACAGTCATTCCAATCTGGAAAACCACGTCAGCCTTGATCTTGGGGTCTGGGAAGTTGCCCGTGCTCGAGTACGCCTCGATATCGAACGACATGATGCGAAGAGGAGCAAAGTCGTCGCGGTCGAGCGGCTCGATAAGCCTCCAATTCGGAGCCCAGAGGTTGATCTCGCACGTAGACTCTGTGTCTGGCTCGCACAAACCCGGATTGATCCAACCGGTCGAACGAATATTCGAACAGTGCATGAACCGAAGGACCGGGTCGATGTTGCTCTCGTAGACTCTGCAGCCCCGCAGCTCTTCGTGCTTTTTGTTGTCGATGCAATAGACGCAGTTTCTCAGAGCTTTGTGACTCTTGAATTCTACCCTCAAGAACACGGAGAGCTCGCCATTCTGGAACCCCCAGAGATCTTTGCCATCTTTTCGCTCACACGAGACAAGGCCTCGCCAGAACTGTGTCTTGACGAATGAACGAATAGCATCATACTGACCCGGAGGAGGCTTGATGTAAAAGTATGGGTTGAATTTCGTTCCTAGCGAAACAGACTGTCCATTTTCAGCGCGACCAAAAATACGGATAGTAAATTGGTCGTCCTGGTCTTGGCCGTCCCAAGCGACCGCTTGGAATGCTGCCATTTTATTTATGAGCGTCTTTTGTCTCTATACTCCTGAGACTGCATAACCGGCGTAACCTGTCGAACCGAATCCTGCCGCACCACGGTCAGTGGCTGGCGCCTCGGACTGAACCTCCACAACCTCAGCAATTGTGAAATTCTCAAGGATAAGCTGAGCGATACGGTAGCCAGCACGAATCACGAAAGGCTGCTGAGTATCAAGGTTCTGAAGGACAACCTTGATCTCTCCGGTATAGTCCGGATCGATGACGCCCGCCAAGGTGTCCAGACCGTGCTTTACGGCAAGTCCAGAGCGAGGCGCGATACGTCCATAAGTTCCTGGCGGGAGTTGAACTGAGATGCCCGTCGAGACGACCACTCGACGGCCTGGAAGGACGACATAACTATCAGTGCTGAATAGGTCATAACCAGCCGCACCGGATGTGGAACGGACTGGCAGAATTGCAGTAGGAATAAGCTTGGATACATTGAGCGCCATTGTATGTTTTTTAAAGATTCAAGTCTTTATTACCTCTTGCGCATGTAAACGTTAAGGCCGTTTGGAGTCGTCCGCAGATAATTATAAAATGTTGCCAAATTGTGAATGTTTACGTTTGCACGACGACCGCCAAACATGTTCTGAATAAGAACGGTCCTGGACATGGGAGTGCGCATATTCGGCCTGTTAGGTGAGTTCCGGCGCTTCGGGCTGCGAGGCCGGCCGATTCCGTTCCTCACAGGGCTACGCGGCCGAACGATTCCTGTCCTCGCCGGACTTGCGCGACGCGGGCTGCGAGGCCGAGAGACGGAGTTCCGAGCTGGGCTCTTGCGACGCGGGCTACGCGGCCGAGAAACACCGTTCCTCGGTGGACTGGGAGAAAAACGAGGTGGTGGCATTTAAAGTCTGGCAACATTTTAAACTTAATGGCAGGTTTTCAGACCAAGACGTTCGAGAAGCACGATGACTACATGACGCCCAAGTCTGCATGGGAGGCTATCAAGCACCTCATTCCAAAGGGAAAGGTCATCTGGGAGCCTTTCTACGGAGATGGACGCTCGGGTCAGATTTTGCGCGAGGTTGGGTTTGAGGTGATCCATCAAGATGAGGACTTTTTCGAAAATGATAGAGGAGATATCATCGTCTCGAACCCTCCCTTCACTATGATCCCACAGGTTCTCGAGAGGCTCGTGAAGCTCGGAAAGCCTTTCATCATCATTATGCCAGCTCCCAAACTTTTCACTCAATATGTACGAAAGTTGTTCTCGAGCGGTGATCCTCTCCAGATTGTCATCCCAAGGAAGCGCATCCAGTTTGTCAAGTTGGTGAATGGAGAGGTTCCAAAAGATTACGTGAGTAAGTGCAACTTTGACTGCTTCTATTACTGTTGGAAGGTTGGACTTCCCCGCGATATTATTTGGTTAGAGAATTAAGTTGGTAATACTAAAAGATGTTAGGAAGACATTTACTCCTTGATATTGATGGAGTTATAGTCCGTGACAAGCTTCTCCTTGCGCACGTGAGAAGCAATTGTACCAACTACGTTGCATCGAAACTCCCAGAGTCTGACAACCCCAGGGAGGTCAACCGGGTCCTGTATCTCGCACACGGCCACACGGCCCGGGGACTCAAGAATGTCTTTAACATTGATACGAAGGATTTCAATGAAAAGGTATATGACAAGCCTCTCTTAGAGCACCTCGCTGAAGTCATCTACAGCCCGGACTTCCAGGAGGAGGCGAAGGAGATCCACGCCATGACTACACTCGGGTTTGACGTGACGCTCTTTACAAACGCTCCGATCGAGTGGGCAGCTCCAGTAGCCCGTGCGATAAGCGACAAGCTTCACGTGAAGTGCTCAGGTCCAGACCCCTGCGAAAGCTACCTCAAGCCCGAGCTTGGAATGTACAACTTTCCTAAAGACAGGAAGTATGTTTATGTCGATGATTGTCTAAAGAACCTCGGAACGGCCCGCAGAATGCTCAATT